GGATATTTTAATACAACAAGTGCAATAGATGAATTTCAATTTAAATTTAGCTCTGGAAATATAGATGCTGGTACAATCAAACTCTATGGAATTAAGGATAGCTAATGTCAATTATTAAACTAAATAATAATGGAGTAAAGAACGCAACTGCTTTTGGTAGTATTACTGGATTAGGCAGTATGGTGTTTATTAAAAAGCTAACAGCTTCTAGTTCTGCAACTTTATCTTTTGTTGATGGTTCTAGTTCAGTTGTTCTTGATAACACTTACAAAGAATACTTATTTACTTTTAAAGATATACACCCAGCTAGTGCAAATCCTTTTTTTTCATTTAATTTAAGTACTGATAGTGGTTCTAATTATAATGTTACAAAAACTTCGTCTGCTTTTTTTGCTCAACATGGAGAAAGTGGCACAGGTGGTGAATTAAATTATAGTACAGCTAGAGATTTAGCACAATCAACAGGAATTCAAAATATAAGTAGTGAAGCTGGTAATGACAGCGATCAAACTGTATCAGGTTATTTACATTTATTTAATCCTAGTAGTACAACTTTTGTAAAACATTACATTTCACAAACAAATAGTAATTTTAAATACACCGAACCTTATGCTATGAGTACATATATAGCTGGATATGGAAACACAACATCAGCAGTAGATGCTATACAATTTTCTTTTTCATCAGGTAATATAGATTCTGGAGATATTTGCCTTTATGGTATTGCATAAATTTTAACAAAGGAGTATAAAAAGATATGGCAAGACATCACAATATAAATGGGAACATAGTTCCTTTTACAGCAGAAGAAGAAGCAGAATGGGATGCTAGAGAAGCAGCTTATGCTGAACAAAAAGCTAATGAAGTTTCTGTAAAATTAAAAGATTATGTTAATAAAAGAAAACTAGCTTATCCTTCAATAGGAGATCAATTAGATATGCTATGGCATTCAATAGATCAAGATGCTCAATTAAAATCTAAATATTTTGATTTTTATGAAGCTATAAAAGCAGTTAAGGTAAAGTACCCTAAAAATGGCTAACATATATAAAAATGCAATGTTTGATTTGACAACGACAAACAAAACAACAGTTTATACTTGTCCTACAGACAGAACAACTTTAATTAAATCAATACAGATTACAAATATTCATTCTGGTGCTGTTGAGGTTGAGGCATTTACTACAGATAGTTCTGCATCTGATGCAGAGCATGAAGTAGCACATATAAGTTTAGGATCTAAAACAATTGATAATCTTGTAAAAGGATCTATGGTTTTAGAGTCAGGTGATACCTTAAAATTAAAGGCAGCATCTGCAAATAACATAGCAGGTATAGTAAGTTATTTAGAAATATTTGACGAAAAAAGTGCTTAACAATACAGTATTATTAGTGTATTTATGAAACTAGTACGAATACCAACTCAAGAACTTGATAAAACTTGGGGTTTAATAGATAAAGATATTAGACAAGCTCTTGCATATTCAAGTCAACTTACCGATTCAGATTTTGTTTTTGAAACTGCAAAAGAAGATAAGTTTCAAGTATGGATTATCTGGGATAAAAACCAAAAGAAAACAGTAGATAAATATTTTGGTGTAGTGGTAACAGAGTTGATAAAAAGAAAACTTGGTAAAGTTTGTCATATTTATATTGCAACTGGCAGACAAAGACATAAGTGGCAACACCTCATAAATGATATTGAGGACTTTGCAAAAGCAGAAGGTTGTCAAATGATGGAATTGATTGCTAGACCAGGTTGGCAAAAAGTTTATAATAATTATGGGTACAAAAGAACCCATGTTGTTTTAGAAAAACAAATTAAACAAGAGGAGAATATATGAGTTTTGGAGGTGGATCATCAGGAGGAAACACAGCAACAACACAAGGTGTAACACCTTACGCAGCAGCAGAACCAGCATTAGGACAAATACTTTCTGAAGCTACAAATTTATATGGACAAGGTGTAGGTGCAGCAGGTTATGTTCCTCCAACACAACAAACATTAACAGGTCTTGCACAACAAGAAGCTATGGCAGGAGCTGCTAATCAACAATTAGCTGCAACTCTTGGTGGACAATACTTAAATCCTTTTCTTTCTCCATTAATTCAAAAAACAGCAGCAGATATTTCAACTGGTGTTCAATCACAATTTAGTGGTGCAGGTAGAACTCCAACAAGTCCTATGGCACAACAACAAGCATTAGCTCAAGTTGCTCAAGCTGCATTACCTTTAGCATTTCAAGAATATGGTCAAGAAAGAGGCAGACAGTTAGGATTAGCAACGCAACTACCAACTTTATTACAAACAGGACAACAATTAGAAGCTATACAAAGACAACAACAATTAGCTCCATCACAAGCATTACAACAGTATGCAGGAATAGTTTCACCTATTGCATCTGGTTTTCCAGTAACAACTGCTCAATCTCAATCACAAGCTAATCCAATTTCAACTGCATTAGGTGGTGCTTTAATAGGTGCTTCTATTCCAGGTGCAACTGGTACATCTGCAATCATAGGTGGACTTGGTGGATTATTAGGAGGTCTATTATAATGGATAAAATTAATAAAATTATTTATGACATTCAGACTAAAATTAAAAACAAACCTTCAACACATATTTTTGTTTTATATATTTTAGTTGCAATCGCAATCATTCTATAAGGAGATAAAATGAGTAGAGAATCCTATGGAGGTGGAGGACAGTATGGTGGAGGATCATCAAGTTCATCATCATCATCTGGAGGAGGAAATGGTGGCAGAGAATCCTATGGAGGTGGAGGACAGTATTCAGCTCCTTCTGCTCCTTCAGCACCAAGTGGTAATGGTCAAGTAGATGTAGGTTTTCAAGAAGCATTAAGACAACAAGCTATTCAACAAGCTAATCCTGTTTTTGGCGATCCAGATCCTCAAGTAGATGTATCACCACAAGACAGAGATAGTATTACAAGTTTTTTAGATAACTATGCTGCTAATGTTAGAGCAAATCCATTTAGTTTAGGTTTAACAGGTGCTTTGACAACTTTGTATCAAACTGAACAAGCTAAAAATATGTTGTTAGATACACCAGGTTATGAATTTTTAAATGATTATAGTATTTCAGATGATAGTGTTGTAAGTGGAGATGGTGGATCTGACAGACTTGCAACTCAATTAATAAGTCAACTACCTTTAAGTATGACAGGTGCTACACCTCAAGAATCTATGGTCAATCAATACTTTGCTAATTTAGGTATGGGTCAACAACCTTTAAGTTCTAATTTGCAAACAAGCTATAATAATGCTAAAAATAATGTAAGTAGTATATTGGGTACAAATCAACAGTTTGGCTATTCTACAGCTCCCTATGGCTTATTAAGTAGTACAAATTTGGCAGACAACCCTTTTAATATACCATACTTACAACAAAGAGGATTAATATAATGATAGATAGGTTAAGAAGATTACAAGGATTATTAAATACACCAATGAATCAAGGTGGTGGACTTTTAGGTAATATTTCTCAAGGTGCTTTATTAGGTGCTGCTTTATATGGACAAGGTATTCAAGGTAAAGATCCTCTTGCATCATTTTTTCCAGCTATAACACAAACAGCACAATTACAAAAATTTCTGACTCCAAAAAAACAAAATAATTTTAGAGCATTAACATCACAAGAATTTGAAAATTTAAAAAGACAAGGTGTAAATCTTGATCCAAATAAAGGTTATCAAATAAATGAAAGAACTAATGAAATAAAACAAATAGGTTCAGGTCAAACAATAAATATTGGTGATACTCAAAAAGTTGCTAGTGCAGCTACACCAGAAGACATAAAATTATTAGGTTTAAATAAAAAAGATGATGTTATAGTTTTTAAAAAAAATAATCAAATAGTAGATTATAAAGTAAATTCTTTTTTTGATAAAAGAGTTGAAAAAATTGGCAAAGCAGTAAAAGATTCTAAATTATCAGAAGTAGATCAATCTTTAAAAGACATAGAAGATTTTATAAAAGGTTTAGATGGTAAAAATTTACCTGGTGTAGGTATTGTGGGTGGTAATATACCAGGATTTATAGCATCTGAAGCTGGTAATGAATTAAGAGCTTTAATACAATCATATTCAAATATTAAACTTCAAAAAAGATCAGGTGCTGCTGTAACCCCTTCTGAATTTGGTAGATTACAAACAGAATTAGTTGGAGCAACCAAAACTCCTGATGAAGCAACTTTTTTAAGAATACTTAAAAAAAATAGAGAAGGTTTAGAAAAACAGAAAAAACAAGTTTTTGCACCTTATAGAGAAGATGATTTACAACAATATTTTGATTCTGGTGGATTAAGTTTATATGGAGTAACAACAAAAGAACAACCCTCTGCTATAACATTAACACCTGAACAAATACAATCTCTCCCAACAAATATTTTAGAAGAACTATTAAAATTACAAAAATGAGCAGAGAACTAATTGAAAAAGAACTTGAAAGAAGAAAGGGATTAGATCAATCTAATGCTGTTCAACAACAAGAAATAATTACTCAACCAAGTTTACCTACAGTAGATCAACAAAGACAACAACAAGGTGCTTATGGAAGAATTTTAGATTATGACGAAGCACCAGAAATGAACGAAAGATCACAAGCTGTAGCTGATTATTTATCATCACCTGAATTTGGAAGATTAGTTTTAGAAGTAGGAGGAGCTGTTGCAGGAACTGCTTTTGCACCTCAATTAACTTTACCTTTATATGTTGGTAGAGCAGCAGCTTTTGTAAGACCAGCTTTACAAGCAGTAGCAACTAGGATGACAGGTGCAGGTTTAGGTGAAGCAGCAGGTGCAGGTGTTTCACAAACATTTGATCCAACAGAAGATGTAACAAAAGATTTATTAAGAGCTTTTTTTACAGGTGCTACAGCAGAGGGTGCTGGTACAATAATTAATAAAGGTATTGCAAAAGCAATAGGTAAAAATAAAAAATTAATTGATGGTGCTGAAGAAGCTATAGCTACCATTGAAAAACAGAAACAAAAAATACTATCTGCACCTAAAGGAATTTACTCTGATAGAATTATTGAAGCTGCTAAAACTGGTAAATTAACACCAGCTTTATTACAAGAAGGACAAACTATTGATATTTTAGAAAATTTATCAGATTTGAGTTTAATAGGTGGTGGATCTATAAGGTCTGCAAGAGAAGGTGCTGAAAGTATTGCAACTTCTGGTATAGAAGATTTTGTTACAAGATACAAAAGTTTTGCAGGAGAAGAAGAACTTGGTTTATTGTTTCAACAAACTCTAGCAGGTAGTCAAAAAGCATTTAAAGCAACATCTAACGCAAAATACAAAGCTCTTGATAATATTCTTACAAAAGTAGGTAATCCAAATGCAGTTGACATTACAAATTTAAAAAAATGGTCAAAAAAAGAACTAGAAAATATTGGTGCTAAATCAGAAAGTGGTGCTTTAGTTTCATTTTTAAAAGGTATTGATGCAGAAAAAAATTTTGTTAATTTCAAAAAAGCAAACAATTTACGATCAGATTATTTAGAAATAACAAGAGCATTAGCTGAACCTGGATTAGGCAAAAAGAAACAAAGACTAGCAGCAGTTGCAGCTAAATACATAGATGAATCTATGACTGCTGCAAAATTACCAGATGAAGTTCAAGATTTATATAGAAAAGCAAATAATTTTTATAAAAAAGGAGCTAAAATTTATAATGATGATTTATTTAAAACACTAATGGATAAAGACCCAGAACTTGTTTATAAATCAATAGTTCCACTAGCTGCTGACAGACCTACATTAGTAGAGTCAACTTTTAAAATTATTGATGAAGTAAAAGATAAAACTTTAAAAAATCAACTAAAAAATAAATTAAGAGGTGAATTTTTAGAGGATATTTTAACAAAATCATCAACACAATCTGATCAATTTGGAAGACAAATTAATGGTACTAAATTTGATGATTTACTTAAAATTAAAAAGAAAAAAACATTTAATGCTTTTTTTGAACCTAAACAAATTAAAAATTTAAAAGATTTTTCTAACGCACTTAAATTTTCACAAGGAAGAATAAGAAAAAGAGGTGGTACTCCTGGTGCAATATTTATTCAAATGAAACAGTCTGGTGCTGTTATGCAATTAGCTGCTGGTGGTACTGCTGGAGTTTTAGGTAGTCCTGGAATAGCTGCTGGTATTATACTTACTCCAGCTGCATTAGCAAAAATGATGACTAATGATAAAGTTATAAAATTTTTAACAACTGGATTTAAGTATAATCAAAATCAAACAATAGCTGGAAGAAGTTTTAGACAAGCAATTGCTGCTATGGCTTCAGATGGAATAATATCAAATGATGAAAAAGATAAAGTTTTATCTGACATGAAAGAAAATGGATATTAAATGGAAAACTTACCTCAACAAAACGAAAAGAAAATTATAAAACTTGAGGGAGAGTTAAGACTAATCCACCACAAGATAGACACAATTAAAGACAATCATCTACTACATATTGACCAAAAGATTAACAACATATACAAGGTGATATGGTTCGTAGCAGCACTAGGAATAACAAGTCTTGTCAACATGGTAATGACGATACTAAAATAATCTCTGACAGACAAAAAAAAACATCAATAAAAGGAACAGTTGGCGAATACGAAACTATCGCTAGGCTTACCAAAGAGGGTTTTTTTGTTGCTAAATCAGTAGATCCTGCTTGTCCTTTTGATATTGTTATCGTTGACAAAGATGGTAAAATAACACTCATTGATATTAAAACAAATACCTTTAGAAAAACAAACAGAGGTAAAAGTTTAAAAAATAAACCCAAAGGTTCTTATAGAATATGTAGAAGTCCTACAAAAGAACAAAAAAAATTAGGTATAAAATTGATAATGGTAGATTATGAAAAATAAACCTCTTAACATATCAGAATCGGCTGCTGTGCAAATGCCGATGAAAACAGTAGCTAGTTTAATTTTATTGGTGGCTGCTGGTGTCTTTGCATATACAGAGCTTACTGCAAGGTTAGTATCGTTAGAAACTTCAAGAGAATTATTTGAAAATGATTTGCTCAAAAAATCAGAGCAAGTACCTGTAGATCAGGAGCAACATTTTTTATTGGAAGACCTATATAAATCTGTAGAAAAAATGGAAAAGACTCAAGAAATGAATATGACAAACAAAGTTAATATAGAATTTCTTAACTCACAATTAGAAAAAGCATTAGCTGATATTGAAGAACTAAAAGACAAGGTTAGAGAAAATGGAAAGAGTTACTAGAAAAATAGTTGAGTACATTAGTGATATGGAGAAAAAAGCTAAACAAATGAACTTTGTAAAAAATTTAAAAAAAGAAGTAGAAACTGGCAAACATGGTACACAAAAATATGTTATTAAACAAGGACAAAACAAAGGTAAAGTATTATGATTGAAACAGTTGTAGCTTTATTAATGATAGTAAATAACGAAATTAAAGAACATAGAATACAAGTATCTATGAGTGAATGTTTAAAAGGTAAAAGAGTAGCATCAAGATCAATAGATAATAATGTTACTTATCAATGTATAAAATCAAAAGCAGAATTAGAGTCAAATATAGATGGTAGTAAATCAATTAAAAAATTAATATTAGAATAATGGATAAATATATATACAAAATTTTAGGTTTCTTTGATACTTGGTCAGAAAAATTAGATAAAGTATTTTTTCCACCAAAAAAGAAAAGAAAAAAAAAGTGTAAAGATTGTCATTGTAATTGTCATTGTGGTGAAGAATTACACACACATTGGTATGATGGTGATTTATGCACTTGTGAAGGGTGTAAACATTAAGGATTTTATGAGGTGTAGTTATGGAATATTTACTAATAAAACTAGAATGTTTATGCAGAAAACTATATGGTCTTGTTTGGCGATGGCGAATAAGATTTACAGCTAACTTGGAGAAAAAAAATGTACGAAGAATTAAAAGAAGAAATAAAAACTTGTGAAGGTTATGTGCCAAAGATTTATAAATGTTCAGAAGGATTTGATACTATTTTTTATGGTCATAAGATAACACCTGATGATGATTATGAGCATGATGTTGAATATACAAAAGAAGAAGGTGAAAGAGTATTTGAAGAAGATTTTAAAAAGACAGTAGAAGCTGCTGAAAGACTTATAGGTAGTAGAACAATTAATTATGTTGCAAAAGAAGTTCTTGTAAATATGGTCTATCAAATAGGAGAAGGTGGTGTATCTAAATTTAAGAATATGTGGAAAGCTCTTGATAGAGAAGACTATGGTGAGGCAAGTTTCCAAATGCTAGACTCACTTTGGGCAAAACAAACTCCTAATAGAGCAAACAAACTAGCAGCTAAAATGAGAGGAGCAAAATCATAATGTGGTTAAGTATAGCATCTAAATTAGTTCCAGGCATGATTAAAACTGGTATGTCTATTGCATCAAACAGAAGAAAAACCAAAGAATTAGAATCAATAGCTGAATTAAAAATGGCTGAACGCATGGCAAATGGTGAGGTTGAATTTAAAAAAGCTGTTATAGATTCACATAAAGGAGATCTTAAAGATGAATTTTGCCTCATCCTTATCTCAATCCCCCTTTTGCTTTTGGCTTGGTCTGTGTTTAGTGATGATCCAGATATACAAGCAAAGATAGATATATTTTTTGATAAGTTTGCAAATCTTCCAGTTTTTTACCAGGCTTTAGTGGTGGGAGCTTTCAGTACAATACTTGGTATTAAGGGTGTTTCTACATTTAAAAAAAAATAAATGTCTGATAGTATAGATATAATTAACGAATATAAGGATCAGGTTCGTATTCTTAAACAAGAAGTTGCAGAGCTTCAAGACGCAGGTAAGTCTAAAGATTCTGCTAATAAAAGGTGTTTACAAAAACTGGAACACTTAACCAAAGACCTTGAAGACGCAAACACTAGAATCAAAGAGTTGGAGGAGAAAAAGGATGATAAATGAAAATAATGCTTACAATAGTTATGTGCAGCACTCTAGCCAACACTTGCCTAGATCCCCACACTTTTCCTAAAGTATATGATAGTTATTATGATTGCCTAATAGATGGCTACCAAAAGTCATTAGATAAAACTAAAGAGATAGGCAGATCAGAGACTAATAAATATCAGATATATTCAAAGTTTGGTTGTCAGGAGGTCATAACACCACCACCTAAACCAAAAAGTGAAGCATGATATATTGTGTATTATGGAAAAGAGCTGACAAATATGAGATGTTTACCAACACAATATTTGAAACTGAAAAGAAAGCTATAGAATTTAAAGACAAACAAAAGTCTATGCGTAAAAAACATGATTGCAGAGTTGTAGAATTTGATTATAAATACTTTAATGGAGTTGATAAAATAGACTAATGGCAATAGATAAATCAAAAATGAAATGTAACTCACCTAGACGACAAGTACAGGGTGGTAAAAAATTTGTAGTCAAAGCCTGTAAAGGTGGGAGAGAAAAGATTATTAGATATGGCGATGCCAACATGACAATCAAAAAAAACAATCCAGCTAGAAGAAAAAGTTTTAGAGCAAGGCATAAATGTGCTAGTGCAAAAGATGTATTTTCTGCAAGATATTGGTCTTGTAAAAAATGGTAAGGTCTATTATAAAATTAATAGTCAAAGCAAGAATGCTGTATGCTGATTTAAGAGGTCATCATGGTAAAAGATGGAACTATGAACCTGGCGATTGGTATATGGGTCGTAAAAACAAAAGGAGATAATCATGCCAAAACATTATGGAATGAAGAAAAAAGATAAGAAAAAGAAAAAGAAAAAAAACAAAAAAATGAAAAGCAAATATTAATATTAGGTGTAATCATTTTGATGGTTGGGTATGGTCGGAGGGTTAAAAGGAGATAAATATGCCAAAAGGTAAAAACAAAAAGTATAGTAAAAAACAAATGAAGATAGCAAGAATGGCTGCTCCATTTGATAGAATAACAGGTGCTGATTTTAAAGCACTTAAAAAAAAGAAAAAGAGAAAAGTATAATGAAAAAATCTGTTAAAGCACCCAAAGGTTTTCATTGGATGAAAAAAGGTAATTCATATAAACTTATGAAAGGTGCATACAAACCACATAAAGGAGCTGTTAAGACAGCTAAATTTATGGTACAGAAAAGACATAGTGCATGAAGCAACATATCTTAAAAGCATTAGAGAAAAGATATGAGGCTGAAGTTTGTGAAGCTCAAACAACAATTAAAATTTATTTTAACAATAGTGTAGGTATTGGCGAACATCCACAACACATTGATGAAGTAGATAAGTTAGTAGAAAAGATTTCTAATGCAGAAGAAAAATTAAAAATAATAAAGGAGTTAGACAATGGCTAAATTATGTCCTGCTGGAAAAGCTGCTGCCAAGAGAAAATTTAAAGTCTATCCCTCTGCTTATGCTAATATGTGGGCTAGTAAATATTGCAAAGGCAAAGTAGGAAGAAAAAAAACTAAAAGAAAAAGATGAGTTTAAGAAAGTGGACACAACAGAAATGGGTTGATGTAGCCAACAGAAGATCAGATGGATCTTATCCTCCATGTGGTAGATCAAAAGGTGAGAAAAGAAAAAATTATCCAAAGTGTTTGCCAATAGCAAAAGTAAGATCAATGACTAAAAGTGAATTGTCTGCTGCTGTAAGAAGAAAGAAACAAGCAGAAAGAAAACCAAGAAAAGGCAAAAGACCTAACTATGCCAAAACATAGAAAGACTTGGAATAAAAAAAAAATCATAGAAGTTTTAGTTGGAAATTGTAGATACTGCGAAAAAGAAATAATTAATACTGATAGTTTTGTAAGTTTTTATCCAAAAGGTCATGCACATTATGTTTGTATGAAAGAAGATGACAAAAAAAAAGGCGACCATTTCTGATCGCCTTGTATTTTTAATTAATTAATTTTTTCTTCTGGATTTACTTCATAATATCTTTTGTGTTTAAACTGAATATTATATGAAGGTAATTTATCAAAAGATTTAATAATATTTTTATATTGTTTAACAACTAATTTTAAAGTTTCATAATTAGTGTTAATACATTGCATTACATATTCTGGTTTTTCATTTTCAAATTGTTTTAAATCCATTTCATCCATTGATAAACCAGAGTGCATATCACATGAAAATAAACCATATAATTCTGGATATTCTTTTGGAATTTTTAAATTTCCTGTTTTAATACAATTTGTTAAAACATCATGAATTATTGGATTGTATTTATCCTCATCATATTGCTGACAACCCCAATCATCAATTCCTTCGTAATATGATAATAATCTTTCAGCACCCCATTTGTGTAGTTTCATTTTTTACCTCTCCTTGTTAGTTATAAATGTATTATAACATATTGTAAATCATTTGTCAATAGGTAAAATAATATTATTTTTAGCAGGAAATTTTTTTAGAAATTTTTTTAATCAAATCAAACCATTCATCATAATATTTTTTATCTTTAGTTTTATTATAAAGATTGGCTAGTTCATCTAATCTTGATGTGTCTTTATCTCTGATTGTTAAATCATTGAGCCAATCAAATTTTTTATTTAATTGACCCAATGACATAGTGTTAAATTATATCTTCTTTTTTTATTGTTTCTTCAAGCAAGAAAACATCTTTCATTTTATTTCCTAATGCTGTGTATGAATTTGGATTAGGATATAAATTTTCATTCTTGACTTGATTACCTCTGTGTATCTCTGGAAATCTGTCATGATAAGTAATACTACTTTCAAATGTTTCATAACTAAATCCATCAAAGAAATATGATACTGGTACTTTAAAAAATTTAGCTAACTTGCCAAGATAGAAAGCACTTAAACCATTACTGCCTTTCTCAAATTTTTGAATTTGCTGAAAGGTACAGTTTAATACATTCGCAACTTTTGTTTGATTTAGTTTTCTTTCTACTCTTTTGTTTCTTAATTTGATACCAATATGCTTATCAAGTTTTATTTTATTGGGGTCTTTCTTTTTTGCAGACATGAATAGCCTTCCTTTCTTTTAGTTTTTTCATGTAGTTATTTATTTTTCGTAAATAACTTTTGCTTCTTTGTTTTGAGCGTCAACAATTCTTCTGACTAATTGTTTGTACTCAACATAATCCTTGATTGTTTTAGTACATAGTCTGCCATCAATCGTAGCCATGATATTGTTATGGCACTTTTGTAGCTTCCCATACAATCTAGGAAGTTCATTGGTTAGGTTCATCCCTATCCTCCTTTTTAATTATAGAATGCTGAAGATTTTTGCTTGTTATCTCTTTGATAACTGCGTTATCACTAGCATCCCTTTGACCTGCTGCTTTCTCAACAGAATCAAATTCTTCCTCCAGAGTTGCTGTTATTTCGTAATAAAATATTTTTTTACAACTCATAGTAATTATTGACTTTTAATTTACTTATTTTAGGTTGTTTAGTCAACATATACTTTCTCATAAACACATCCTCTGATTTTATTAACTTTAACTTTTCAGCATTCTTTAATAAAATACCTACCCTTTGTTTTGTCAGATTAAGTGCTTTACCTATCTCATCTAGCTTCGGAAAACATTCATGTTCATCATAATAAACAGCCATAAAATCAATGATTTCTTTGATTCTAGGACTATAAAATATTTTAGTCATTGTTCTCCTTGTTTTTCATTTTTAATAACATTTCTTTTAACAGATTGTTATAACCTGCAATATCTTTATGAGTATCCTGTTTGTATATATCTTTTCCTGAATTATCGTCAATAGTTCTTGTTAGTTTTAATACAATCATTAGTTGTGGTATAATTGTAATAGGTACTTTAACCTTATATCCATTTATTATTTCCAATGCTGATTGTAAAAAGTTAGCCATAATGTATGCGTTGTTATCAAAGCTGCCATATTCTTTTTGTTTCTTTTCTAACATTTGCTTGACCATCTTTTCGCCAATATCAATCCATTTTATATTATCGTCATTCATATTATTCCTTTCATTATCTACACATACATCCGACCATTGCACCAGTACCATCATTCATCATGTGTAAATTTAAAGTATCTACATATCCAGTTAATTTAAGTCTTAATAATTCACATAAGTCCAAGCAATTAATCTCATCAAACAATTCTATACCCTCAATCATTTTTTTTGTAATTGGTATAAGTTGGTACAAGCCATCATCTAATATAATTAATTCCATGATTAAAAGGAGTGGTAGAATAACTAACTGATCAAGGGAGCTAAAAAAAACTACCACCCCATTTATTACAAGCTACATTGCTTTAGGTTTTCTTTCTTGTAATTTGTGAATTACTTTTCCATCATCTTTGGTGTTTATCCATTCAGTAAGATTGATAGTATCGCCTTTCTTCATATCTTTACTAACCTTGAATGAACCCCAAAATTTTTCAGGATTTTCGTTATCTCTGTTTAGATAACCTTCGCCTTCTTTTAATTCAAAAGCCATAGTTTAACTCCTTTTTGGTTTGTGTTGATTTTCTAATGAAACATATTTTGAGAATTGTTCTGTTTTTTTAAACTCATCCCATTTAGTTCCATTTTTTAGTTTTACTTTGAACATTCTAGTCTTGAGATTTTCTAAATCACTTCTCAAGGCAGTAGAATTTTTTTTATGAGGATTTTTTTCTATAACATCTAATGCTGTTGCAATGTAAATGTCATCAATCTTTTGATTATTAGTTGCAATGTGTAGTTTGGGAACAGGATGTGTTGTTTCAATTAACATTGGTTCATTTACTTCATCATCTGAATAAACAAAACCATGTATACCAATCAATTTTAATATAGCTCTATCTACTGCTCTTTTCTCTGCCATTGCATAGGGATAACTATTTTTATTATTTTTTGCTGCAATCTCTATGTATCTATGCTTCATACAAGTAGCACCATGTTTTTCCCATAAACATTCAGCAGGATTAAATTTTAATTCATTTAAAATATCTTTTACTATAGGATCTATTTTCATTTTTTACCTCTTAAAATAAAACAAGCTATATGTCTGCCTGTACCTTTACCCTCTGATTTATCTTCTATTGCCAACCATTTAACATCACCAAGATTTCTTATTTCTGCTCCAGATTTAATCATCATTAGTATCCATTTATCTATAGGATATACAAAAACAACATCTTTACCTTTTTCATGTTCGGCTATTGCTTTTCTTACCCATGCTGTTGCACCTTTTTTTTTACCTTGATGAATTATTGAACCAAATGGTGGATTAACATAATTAGATTTACCCCATTCATTAGTCAATCCATCAAAATTTTCTGGTTT